AATAGCACCTCTCTTCACACCTAACTACGGTGTGTACACAGCGGGTTCAAGTCTGTATATGCCAGCACCATATTTGTAAAACCTTTGGGTGCCTCTTAAGCGCATGACGGCATAAACTGGGGGAGACGCATCTCCCCCGACCCAATCTTTACGAAACATTAACCAAAGATTAACTAGACCTTTACCATATTAACACCCCTTATTAAATAGATACTCTTTTAATAAAGGAGTAGGAATATGGCAAAGAAGTTTTTTCAAAGTGTGTATGTAGGATTATTAGTGTTAATGGTTGTAGCAATTCTTGGTTCTAATGCCAATGCTGCACCTTATATGGAATACAAGAATGAGTACGAGTTGAAAGAGTGGAATCACACTAAGACAACTAACCATTTGCGTTTTGGATATAAAGCAAAGAACAATCTGTATTTTGAAATCGGACCAATGACTAAGGGTCACAGTTACGAAGCAGGATACAAGTTCAAGTTTGATGCTGTAACACTTAAAGGTAAACTGGAGACCAAGGACACTGGCGATGCTAAGACTAAGGTTGAAACTGAAATAAGATTTAATTTTTAATAAGGAGGTGATCATGCCAGGAATTATAATTGCAATGATTTTAGTAGGTACTGTGCTTGTAAAAGACAGCAACCGAAAACTTGACGAAAGATGTGCACAAGAAGTATTGGACGGGATCGCCGAATCTCATCAGGAATGTCGACGGTATTATACTTCTAAGTAACAGATTCAGAAGTCCAGTTTAGAGGGTTCTGGGTGCTCGCCATGATAATTTGGCAGAATAAATTAAAAACTCCTCACCACTTGTTTTCAATATTTTATTATGGTATAATGTCTATATGAATTTTTATACAAATGTGTGCCGCGTAGGAAACAATATCCTTTACCGAGGATATGAAGACGGCAAAAAAGTTTCCAAAAAAATCTCATTCAAACCCAAACTCTTTATCGAAACCCCCAAGGCGACCGGTAAATACAAATCTCTCTATGGCAATCTGGTTGAACCAGTAGAATTCGACTCGCTGAGAGAAGCGTCTGATTTTATCAAACGCTATCAAGATGTAACGAACTTCACCATATATGGCATGACCAATTTCGTTACACAATATCTGGCAGAGAAATACCCATACGAAATAAAGTTTGACCGCGATAAGATCAATGTTACCAGCATTGATATTGAGGTTCAATCTGATCAAGGGTTTCCAAACCCAGATGAAGCAAAACATGAAGTCACCGCGATTGGTTGTAAGTCTAACATATCCGACACTTTCTATGTTTGGGGTCTCGGGGAATATGATACGAGCCTTTCCGACCAGAAAGTAGTATACTGCCGAGCAAATTCAGAGGTTGATCTGCTTCTCAAGTTCACTGACTGGTGGGCAACTTATGAGAACTGTCCTGACGTTATAACCGGATGGAACACAAAACTATTTGATATTCCATACTTGGTAAATCGTATCAGAAGTTTATTGGGTAGCGATTGTGTTAAGAAACTTTCGCCATGGGGTTTAGTAAAGGAACGTAAGTTTCACACTCGTATGGGACAAGACGCGATAACCTATGAGATCGAAGGAATTGCCAGTTTAGACTATTATGATCTGTTTCAAAAGTTTGGCGTATTAACTTACGGGCAACAAGAATCGTTCAAACTTGACCATATTGCATATCAGGTTCTTGGTGAAAAGAAACTATCGTACGAAGAATTTGGTAATCTTCATAATCTATATCGCGACGACCATCAGAAGTTTATCGATTATAACATCAAAGACGTTGAGTTGGTCGATCAATTAGAAGAGAAGATGGGTTTAATTACTCTAGCGATGACAATGGCATATAAAGCAAAGAGTAATTATCAAGAAGCGTTTGGCACAACTACCATTTGGGATTCTGTTATTTACAACGAACTCTTAAAGGAAAACATCATTGTTCCGCCCAAAGAGCATAAAGAGAAAGAGACCATTGTTGGCGGGTATGTCAAAGAACCTCAGATCGGTATGCATGAATGGGTTTGCTCTTTTGATTTGAATTCTCTTTATCCAAACATTATTGTGCAGTATAACATGTCACCCGAAACCCTTACATACGAGGAAGAAGGCGACTTTACAATGGCAGCAAACGGTAGTCGATATCGCAAAGATGTCGAAGGTATTATTCCCAAGGTAATTAAAAAGTTTTATGGTGATCGTGTATCCGCCAAGAATAAAATGCTTAATGCCCAGAAAGAATATAACAAAACCCCTAGCAAAGAACTTGCCAATGAAATAACCATCCACGATAATACGCAGATGGCGGTTAAGATTCTTATGAACTCTCTTTACGGTGCACTTGCTAATCAATACTTTCGATACTTTGATCTTAAGATTGCCGAAGCAATTACCACTTCGGGTCAGCGAGCAATCCTATGTGCCGAGAAAGCAGTAAACGATGAGTTACAAACCCTGTTAGGGACCAAGAAAGATTATGTGATTGCCATTGATACTGACTCGGTATATATCAATATGAACGACTTAGTTAAGGAGCACCGCCCCGCCAACCCAGTTAAATTTCTTGACCACGTTTGTGTGCATTTTGAGAAAGCAATTGCTAGTGCGTATAAGTATCAGGCAATTGATACTAATGCCTATGAGAATAGAATGGTAATGTCAAGGGAAGTTATTGCCGATCGTGGTGTTTGGACTGCAAAGAAACGATATATTTTGCAGGTGCACAATTCTGAGGGTGTTCAGTATGCCCAACCTAAACTAAAGATCATGGGAATTGAAGCAATCAAATCTTCGACTCCGCAGATCTGTCGCGATAAGTTCAAGGAAGTCTTTCACGTTCTGCTAAATGGCGAGGAAAAAGATGCTCAGAAATTTATTCGGGATTTCCGTGCACAGTTTAGCACCCTTGAACCAGAAGTTATTGCTTTCCCTCGCACAGTAAGGGCGATCAAGAAATACCAAGATCGTCAGATGATTTACGGTAAGGGTACTCCCATGCATTCTCGTGGCGCATTACTATATAATTACCACGTCAAGAAAGAAAAGATCGAGCAGAAATACGAACTGATTAATGATGGCACGAAAATAAAATACATCTATCTCAAAACGCCCAATCATATCAGAGAGAATATTATTTCTTTTCCCGACAGGTTACCCAAAGAACTTAAACTGCATCGTCATATAGATTATGATACAATGTACAACAAGAGTTTTCTAGATCCCCTCAAACCCATACTTGATGCTATTGGGTGGGAAGATGAACCCAAGGCAACCCTGGATGCATTTTTCTAATATTATCAATAACTTAACGGCCGTTGCTATTTGATTACCAATACAGTATAATAACATGATGTATTCGCTTACTATATTTAAAAACGCTTTCGACAATAAAACGCACCGAACCGTTTCGCACGATTCGTGGGAAGACTTTGTGCAAATGTTGTTGAATTTGTCTAAGAAAAAAGGTGAAAAAGGTGGAAATAATTCTTCTCCTCTTATTAGTCCTGCTCGTTACGTTGAAACCAGCACTCGGTCTAATAAAAACGTTACTCATTGGGGCAGTTGGGCTGCTGTTGATGTTGATGACTTTGATGCTTTTAATATTGTGCCTAGCGTCGATCTAAAACCTACACTTCAAAACATCTGCGGGCAATATCAGTTCGTTTGTTATTCAACCGCAAGCAGCACGCCAATCGTCCCCAAGTTTCGTTTGGTGTTTCCGTTGACTCGGGAAATAACTGCCGAAGAGATACCCCACTTTTGGTTTGCTTTGAATAAGCAACTAAAGGATATCGGAGATAAGCAGACTAAAGATCTTTCTCGGATGTATTATGTTCCGGCAGAATACCCTGATGCGTTTAATTTTTTCTTTACTAATGAAGGTCGACATCTAAACCCCGATGACCTGATGGGTGCTTGGGAATATCAGACGGCAAAGTCTAAGTCATTCCTTGACCGATTGCCCGCAGCACTCAGGGAGCAGGTTGTTTCTTATCGTAAGGAACAGTCGCAAAATACAGATGTACAATGGACATCTTACCGAGACTGTCCTTTCTTTCCCAAGAGATTGGCGCAAGAATATATGGCAATCTCCGGTACGGGTTGGTATTCTAAGATGTATAATATTATGGTGGCGACAGCAGGAAATGCTATCAAAGCAGAATACCCCATATCGGCAAAAGAAATTGCTGATATGTGCAGAGAGCTTGATAATGATACAGGAAAGTGGTATGATAATAGACCATTAGAGGTTGAAGCAAATGGTGCAATCGAATTTATTTACAGGAATTAAAATATGTCATTAATGTCAAAACTTAAAAAGAACAGCAAGTTGGATCATACGGAGGTACTGTCTCAGTCTGAGTTCTTTGCTCATAAAGAACAAATCGCTACAGACGTGCCAATGTTGAACGTCGCGCTCTCTGGTTCCCTCTCGGGCGGTATCACTTCAGGGTTGACCGTTCTAGCAGGTCCATCAAAACACTTCAAGACATCGTTTGCTCTTAAGATTGCATCTGCATATCTAAAAGCAGATCCCGAAGCGGTGATGATGTTTTATGATTCGGAGTTTGGTTCGCCTCAGTCTTACTTTGAAACTTTTGATATTGATTTGGATCGCGTTTTGCATATTCCAATCACAAACGTCGAAGAATTGAAGTTTGATATAATCGCACAACTTGAGGGAATTGATAAAAAAGAGAAAGTCATTATTGTAATTGATTCTATCGGCAACCTTGCTTCCAAGAAAGAAATGGAAGATACGTTGAATGAGAAGTCTGTTGCTGATATGTCTCGCGCGAAAGCATTAAAAGGTCTGTTTCGTATGGCAACACCATACTTGACTATGAGAGATATTCCGTTACTTGCTGTCAATCACACCTACAAAGAGATTGGTTTGTACCCCAAGGATATTGTAGGCGGCGGGACAGGGATTTATTATTCTGCAGACAATATCTGGATTATTGGTCGACGGCAGAATAAAACAGGTACTGAGGTAACTGGTTATGATTTTATTGTAAACGTGGATAAGTCGAGGTATGTTAAAGAAAAGAGTAAGATTCCTATTAGTGTTTCTTGGGATGGTGGTATTGATCAATATAGCGGTCTCCTTGATGTTGCATTGGCTGGGGGTTTTGTAACCAAACCATCAAACGGTTGGTATCAGAAAGCAGGAGACGATCGAAAACATCGCCTTGCTGATCTTGGTGAGAGTTTCTGGGCAAGCATTCTGGAAAAACCTGAGTTTCACGAAATGATCAAGAAATTATATCAGATAGGTCATAAGGCAGAAATACAATTAGAATTGGATGATGAGTGATGGGTGTTCTCGAGGGAATAGATTTCCAACTTATACCAACTGATGATGATAACGCACAGGGTTGGGATATAAGAATCTTGAAAGGTGATTTTATAGAAACGGTAATTCGATTTGGTAATATATCTTTCAATGGCCCCTTGAAATGTTTGAACTTTAATTATACAATAGTATATTCTCCTGATGATTCGCTTGCGGTTTCTAATGTTGAACTGCAAGAATACGTGGGTTCAATTCTTGAAACCATTCTAGACGAAGCAGCAGGCAACGGAACGCTCGCAATGAAGGACATTAATGAACATTGATTTAGAAAAGACTATCTTAAGAAACATTCTCACTAATGAACCTTTTATGCGAAAGGTTCTTCCGTTTGTTAAGAAAGACTATTTCGAGGGGATCTACCGTGAATTATTTAATCAGGTAGTGAAGTTTGTTTCTAAGTATAACAAACTTCCTTCTCTCGAAGCGTTTAAGATTGAACTCGATGATGTCAATCTTAATGCAGAAATGTACACGCACGCTATGGATATTCTGCCTGATATCTTTCAGGCAAAGAAAGAAGATAGCGAATGGTTACTAGACACAACTGAGAAGTGGTGTCAGGACCGTGCTGTGTACAATGCCATCATGGAATCAATCCAGATCATTGATGGCAAACATCAGAAGTTGTCTAAGAACGCAATTCCTGATGTGTTAACAGAGGCACTGGCAGTTTGTTTTGACACTAATGTTGGACATGACTATCTAGAAAATGTTGATGAGCGCTATGACTTTTACCATGAGCAAGAAGATCGTATTCCCTTTGACCTGGAATACTTTAACACCATTACTAAAGGTGGTCTTCCCAATAAGACTCTGAACATCGCACTGGCGGGTACAGGCGTGGGTAAAAGTCTTTTTATGTGTCATCACGCTGCCAGTTGCCTTTCCATGGGTCATAACGTGCTCTACATCACAATGGAGATGGCAGAAGAACGTATCGCAGAACGCATCGACGCTAACTTGATGAACGTTCCTATTGGTTCTCTGGATCATATGTCTAAGCAAACATTCAAGGATCGGATTGGTAAGATAGCGGCAAAGACCAAGGGTAAACTTATCGTTAAAGAATATCCTACCGGTGCTGCGCACACTGGTCACTTCCGCGCCTTGCTTAATGAACTGAAATTAAAAAAATCATTTAAACCAGAAATCATATTCATAGACTATCTAAATATATGTGCGTCCTCAAGAATGAAGGGCATGGGCGGTGCTATCAATTCCTACTCATATATCAAGGCAATTGCCGAAGAGATGAGAGGGTTGGCGGTAGAGTTTAATGTTCCTATTATGTCAGCGACTCAAACCACGCGAAGTGGGTTTGGCAACTCTGACCCTGGTCTTGAGGATACTTCTGAATCGTTCGGTTTACCGGCGACTGCGGATCTTATGTTCGCTTTAGTATCAAACGAAGAACTTGAAGGACTTAATCAAATGATGGTTAAGCAATTGAAGAACCGTTATAACGATCCCAATTCCAATAAGCGTTTTTGTATTGGAGTTGACCGTTCTAAAATGAAACTATATGATGTTGATAATGCCACCCAGGATCTTGTAGAAGATACTGGACCTGTGTTTGATAATAGCGACGCTGGAAGGAGGGTTTCTGGAGAGAAACTCAGTTCTATTAAAATTTTCTAGGAGAAACGTCTATGGGACCATTCGAACAAACATTGTTAACGATAATTTGTATGGCAGCTGCTTTTTATTGGGGTAAAAGAGAAGGAAGTATTGCTGGATCAGCGCAGACTTGGGGTGTTGTATTGGAAGCGTTTGATGCATCGCATTGTGATTGGGATCAAGAAGATAATGAGCTAACATTCACTAATGAGTATGGAAAAAAATTAAATTCATCAAGAGCGTGGGGCAATGCAACATATGAAGAACCTTCTGACATTTCAAGTGACTAATAGATCTGTATGGATTTTTGGTTTATTATTCTGCGCGTTGTTCTGGATTGTATCCAGCGCGTTATTAGTTTTAGGAGGAGAGAATGAGAACCCCGAACCGATTCAAGAATCGCCGCCGATTGAATCGGCACCTCAAGCACTTGCAGAAGAAGAACTTGTCTTTGTACCAAGCAGACCAACAGATGCAGAAGAAACTGCAAGAGTCGAAGAACTGGAATGTCTCGCTCTTAATGTTTATCACGAGTCTCGGAGCGATAACTTTGCTGGCCGCATCGCTGTTGCTGATGTAGTGTTGAACAGGGTTGATAGTAATCTGTTCCCTGACAACGTCTGTGAAGTTGTTAACCAGTCAGTGATGCGAACGAACTGGAAAGGTAACGAGGTTCCGGTTCGTGGTATGTGTCACTTCTCGTGGTTCTGTGATGGGTTGAGTGATGAACCCATGGAACTAGATGCGTATGAAGAAGCACAAATCATTGCTGAGATGTCACTCAG